GAAATGTCTATGCATAAAGCTGCGATTGATCTCGCAGGAATGTACACAGCAACAGATGATGGCGTGACTAACCCATACACAATGACAATATCCCCTGGCGTGGTCATTCCTGTTGGATCAAACAACACTAGCAGTCCTAGCTTACAGCGATTGGATACTGGGGCGAACCTATCTCTAGCGCAATTTCACATAGAAGATATGTCGGCATCGATTAGACGCGCATTGTTTAACGATCTACGTGATCCAACCAGCCCTGTACGTTCTGCAACTGAAGTGGCAATCGAATCAAGAGAGTTGGCTAAAAGGATTGGTAGCGCTTTTGGTCGGCTACAGACTGAAATTCTTATGCCTATTCTCCGGCGTGTGATCTTTATTCTGACAAGAAAGGGGCTAATCAGCCCGATCCAGCTTGATAACAGAACGATTGAAATCAAGTTTACATCGCCTTTAGCGCGATCACAGGATGATCAAGACGTTATCAATGTTAGCCAGGCAATACAGTTTGTGATGCAAAACGCTGGGCCAGATCAAGCAAAGATAGGCTTTAAGCTCGAAAAGCTAGGAGAGTGGGTCGGCAGCAAAATGGGTGTACCTGCGGAAATTCTAAGAACACCTGCTGAACAGGCGCAGATCATTCAAGCAGGGGCGCAAGCTGCACAGGCTGGTATGAATGTATCGCAACCGGCACCGCCGCAATGAGTTGGAGTGATGTCGAGAATGTTAGTTCAAAGGATGCCAAGCGCAAACAACAAGAATTTAGATCGAATGCTGCTGATCTGGCTCGTGCATATCATCGTGGATTTAGCGGTGAGAACGGACAACGGTTAATAGAAGATTTAACCAAGCGGTTTATCTTTAACAATGACGTTAGCTTTTCATCGCACAATATTAGTTATGAAGCTGCCTATAAGAACGGTGAGGCGGGTGTTGTTAAATTTATTATTAACCAAGTGACTCAAGCGGAAGTTTTATGAGCGAAGAGAAAACAAAAATAAAGATCAGCATCAATAAAAAAGATAAAGCTGAATTGGTTGAGTTAGGTTTCGATTTTAAATGGCTCGATAAACTCGGCAAGCAATACGGCTTTGAGTACTTCGAATACTTTTTTAAATTCCGTGCATTTCGCTGTTATCAGTATGGGCAGCACGTTGAATGGATATCGATTAACGATCTATCGCTATTAAACGGTGGTCGTAAGCTGTTAGAGATATTGCTAAAGCATCAAATACTACCCAAACACAGACAAATCATTGATATGCCGTGGAGATGATATGAGTGAAGAGAATACAGAGACTGAAGCAACTGAAACAGCGCCAGAGAGTTTACTGGGTGCGCCACCGCCAACGCTTGGCGAAAACGAATATTTTCTCGCGGAAGGTATTAAAGGCGCAGGAGATAGACCTGAGTGGTACAACCCAGGAAAGTATAAATCAGTAAGCGATCAAGCAGCAGCGTATAAAGATTTAGAAAAGAAGTTTGGTGGATTTACGGGTGCGCCGAAGGACGGTTATGCGATGCCAGAAGGTATTGATAACGACGATGCATTGTTTGCTGAACTGAAGACATTTGCCGATGAGTCGAACATGTCGCAAGAGTATTTCGACAAAGCATGGGCATTGATGACAGCGCAAGATCAAGCTGTTGAGCAGGTTAGTCGGGAATCTGAACTATTACGCCTGGGCGATAATGCACAGCAGCGTATTCAGAATCTGGAGGGCTTTGTTCGCAACAATATGAATGCTGATGATGCTGAACGTGCTGCACAACTGGCTACCAATGCCGACATCATTGAGTTCGGTGAATTGATTATAAAAGCTGTTGCGCCTAAAAAGCTACCAATCGACGGCGGTGTGTCGCCAAGCGGATTAACGCGAGCTGATATTGAAGCGGCTAGTTTAGTAAAGGATGCAAACGGTGGACTCCGCAGATCAACCGACAGTGAATACAATAAAAAAGTCTATGCAATGTGGGAAGAGTTTACAGGCGATGGCGAACATAAGACGGTGGTTGGATAATGGCTAGTAAAGGGTTATACGCAAACATAAACGCTCGTAAAAAAGCGGGTACAAGTCGAAGTAAATCCAAGTCTACTGTTGCGCCAAAGGCTTACGCAAACATGAAAGCAGGTTTTCCAAAGAAGAAAAAATAAATTCTCCGTGTGGTCTTTGCCCGGTTGCTAAGTCCGGGCTTTTTTTCGCCTGTAGAAAAGTAGCATGGAAATAAACATTTTTATTTAATTCCGTGTTAGCAGAATAAAACACCGACAGGATTACATTTAAAAAGGTGACACAGTGACGTTAAAAATGACCTGTCAATGTCACCTTTTTGCGCTAATGCGCTAATTAACCCTAATTACAAAAAGCTTCTATAGAGAGAGATATGAAAAGTATTTAAAAACACCCTTTATTAGCGCATTAGCGCATTTAATAAAATATAACACCGACAGGTTTACACCAAAAACAACGTGTTTGTGTCGGTAATCTATGGCGTGTTGGAAAAATAACCGTATAAGGTTATAATTGGCACATCTGGATACCATCGTTAGATGCCCAGGTAGCAAAGGTTTTTATCGATCCAGCTATCTGGGTACTCGAAAAGAAACCTCAAAAATAGTTTTTTAAATGTTTTTTGAGGATATACGCGATGAGTAAATTTCTCTCAAGCGTAGCGGTTACTGAGTTTGACTCTTTAGTCAAACAGGCTTATCAGGGCATGGGAATGCTCAAGCCTACTGTAACGCTGCGTAATAATGTTGTTGGCGATACTTACAATTTTCGCCGCATGGGTAAAGGGTTAGCTAACCAGAAGTCTACAAGCGATCTTGTAACGCCGATGGATGTTAATCACGAATTTAAGATAGCCAATTTAAGCAACTGGAATGCACCCGAATATACCGATATGTTCGATGCTGCTGATGTGAACTTTGACGAGAAACGTGAACTGGCAGAAACAATTGCCGGTGCATTGGGCCGTCGTTGTGATCAGTTGGTTATTGATGCTATGGATGCCTCTACACCTCTTACAACCACTGTAACTACAGCGATTGGCGGCGGTGGAACAAACCTAAACATGGCTAAGATCATCAAGGCACAGGTCGAATTGCGGAACCAAGGCGTTCCAAATTCAGAGCTGTACGCTGCGGTTAATGCTCTTGGGCTGAGTGGTTTGCTCAATGACACCACTGCAACATCTGTTGACTTCCAAGCTGTAAAAGCTCTTGTATCTGGCGAGATTAATACCTTAGTTGGGTTTAACTTTGTCATTTTAGAGGCTCGGACAGAAGGTGGTCTGTCGGTTGGCGCTGCTGGTGCAAACATTGTCGATTCTTGGTTCTTCCAACGCCCCGCTGTAGGTTTAGCGGTAGGCATTGATATGACGACCAGCGTCGATTGGGTTGCTGAACGAACTTCATGGTTGTGTAACGGAATGCTGAAGGCTGGCTCTGTTGTGCGCGATGAAGGTGGTTTAGTTAAAGTTCAATATACGCAAACCGCATAGGGGGTGATCCATGGCTTTTGCAAGAGTTGGTCTATGCCGCATTGGCGGTTCTGGAAATGGTGGCAGCACCTGGCAGTATACTTCTACGGATAATAAGGCGGCGATTGATAATGCCGATTATTTTCTTAAAGCAATTGCTGAGTTGAGTATTGGTGATCTTATTATTTGTAAAGACACCACAACGCCTACTGCGCCCATTGTTCATTTGACTTATATCAAGACTCAGACTGCTACAAGTATTACGGCGGCTGGTGGATTGGTTATAACTGCTTAAAGATCGGGGGCTTCGGCCCCCTTTCCATTATTAGGGGAATGCTATGCCGTCAGGTAAAGGTACATATGGTAATAAAGTTGGGCGACCGCCAAAAAAAATGGTAGTCAAAAAGCCAATGGTAAAAAAACCACGCAATAAGTAATGGCGACTAAACTTAATGTCATCAACAATGCGTTAATTCTTATCGGTGATCTACCGCTGCAAGAATTGTTAGGGACAACACGCGCTCATGTTGCATCTGCTGCGATCTATGACCGGGTTGTACGCGCTGAGTTAAACAAATTTCCGTGGAGTTTTGCGCGAAAGAAAGCATCGTTAAACAAGGTTGCCGAAACAATTGTCGGCACTGAGTTTACAACGATGTATGAACTGCCAAGTGATTACATTTTTATCCACAAACTCAATCCACTAAGTTTGCGCTATCAAATCTACGGCAGTCGAATCTATACGAATTACAGCGCAACGCTTTATGTTGATTACATCTATAACGCGCCAGAAGATCAATGGGCAGCGGGCTTTGAGGACTTGATGGTGTCGAGGTTGGCAATGGATTTGGCACCGGCTATACGCGATTCTGCTACTTCCATGCAATTAAATGCCGCGCAGTATGAAATTGCATCAAGAATGGCTAGAGCCAGCGATTCCATGCAATCGCCTGTTCAACCCATTCGATCTAATCCGATTGTCGCTGCCAGGTTCTAATGGCTAAGTCTACATTCTTCCAGTCTTCATTTGTCAGTGGTGAGCTATCGCCATTGCTAAAGGGTCGTGTTGATCTCGATCAATACTATCAGGGTGTGCAGAAAGGCGAGGATGTGTTGATTGTCCCGCAAGGTGGGTTAAAGCGCCGACCAGGTAGTGAGGTTGTTGCAGAGGCGGTTGGATTAATTACTCGGCGCACAACCGTTCCAACAATGCCCAATGGTGGTACTGCTGCAAACATTAATGACAATAACCCGAAGACCAATGCGACGAC